TGGTGAAGCAAGTACAGTAGCAATTGCTGTTCCAACTGAAGGTAAGGCAGCTATAATAGCATCTATAATAGCATCACCTGCCATAATTTTTAATAAACTGGTCCCACCTTCACCAGGTTTTCCACCAGGTCCTCCTGGCTTTCCACCAGGCCCTCCTGGCTTTCCACCAGGCCCTAATAATTTTGGAATACCTTCACCTGTACCTTTTTCTCTCGCTTCTTCCAAGGCAACTAATTGGGCATCAGTTTGTTCTGTTTCTTCTTTATGGTATTTTTCTAAATCTTTCCGTGTTAAATCCAAAATTGTATAAATTTTAGTTTCTTCGGCTAATAATTTAGGTGCCGCTTCTGTTGTTTTGTTTTTATCTTTAAAATCTTTTTCATAATCATCTTGTAAAGACCCAAAAAAATTATCAGTTACAGGTTTAGGATAACTTTCAACACCAGTCTGTTTAGGTACATAATTTCCTTCTTCAAAGCCTTTTGTGAATTGTCCCTCTTCATTTCGTTTTTGTTTTAATTTACCTGGACCTAATAATTTAGGCGCTTCTGATTTTGGTTCAGGTGGTGGAGGTACAATTGGAGCATTAGGTATACCAGAAGGCGGAGTAAATGGTGGAGGTAGAGTAATAATTGGTGGGGCTTCACCTAAACCTTTTTTAGCTTCTTCTGTTTTCCATTTATGCCAACCTTCTCCTGGGATATCTTCAAACTCAGCATCTTTAATTTCTGGTTCTTCGGATGATGTTTCTGGTTTGGTTTTTTCTTTTTCTGTTTTCTTTTTTGGTTCTTTCTTTTCTTTATCTATTTTTTCTTTTGGTTCGCGTTTTTTTCTTGGTTCAAATTCTTTAGGGTCTCTTGATCTTTCTGGTTTCAGAGATTTCAGGTATGCCAAATGTTCAGCAATATCTAAACGCTTTTTTTGAATGTCATTATTTTTACTTGCCTGCCGGCGTTCCAAGAGATATTTAATTCCTAAACCAATTATAGGATTTCTTTTGGTTAATGCTTCAGTAATACTTATCGCATCCAAACCATTACGCTGTAAAAATGAACCTTTACCACCACTATATTTTTGCCGTGTTTTTAATTCATCCCTAAGAGATCTATCTAAATCAAGGAGATTTTTTTTAATACGTTTTGTTAGATCGGATATATCCTTAGTATCAAGTTTGATACTTTCGGTATTCTCTTTAAATTTTTGGTCAATTTTTGGATCTTCTGGTTTAGGTTTACCCAAAGGTAATGAATTATTTGGCATTTTTATTTACTCTTTATTTGCTTCGTATTGACCTAATTTTTTTCCACTTACAAATGTGGTTAATGCAGTCATACCTGTTTGCCAAACTTTCTCATTACCTTGGACAATTCCATAAACTGTAATGGAGAAAAACATCGCTATGATTGCCCCGGATAAAGATAGAGCATCCATAAATTGAAAAAATATATTATTTTGTGCACTACTTATCCGTGATGTTTTATCGGTAATATTTACCAATGTGGATTCAGGTGTAGGATTAGTATCTGGCATTTTGTTTCTCTATTCTTTCATTTTCTTCTTTTACCCATTTGGCAACTAATTCAACATATATCTTGCGTTCCCATGGAATCATATCATCCAACTCAGTCAGTGAATATTTTTGATGTAACATTAATGCGTGGTTAGTTAACATTAAATTACTTAATGATTCATGCCTGAGTCCTATGCTAAAAAACTTTTTGTTCCTTCTACAATAACATCCGCTTCATGTTTACACTTCGGGCATCTAAAATGTACCTGGTGTCTCAATACTGGTAAAGTCTCAAAGAAATTCATAATCTTTTGGAATTGTGCTTGTGAAAGACTCTCAAGAAATTCTTGTAATTGGGTCTTTTCAATATATTCCCGTTCATATGTTTTCCCTGTGCCATCATAAATCATTTCGGTACATTCCATAATAATTTCCATAGAAGAAGTAAGGTTATCCTTTTCTTCTTTTGCTTTAGATAATTTTTGGAGTGTTTCAAATGTTGGATATCTCAATATAATTCCAATTCCGTCTTGTAATTCAATCTTTGGATTGTTCTCGGGATTCTTTACTACTTCAATTTTATCAATATTAATGGCTACATTAACAACTGTACCACAAATATCTATAGTTTCTCCATCTTCATTTTTGGTCCATTGATCTTCGGGTAAAATTTTCTGGCATTCAAATGGTAAGGTAATTATTTCTTCTACTGATTTACTTCGGAGTTTTAACCACAAATAATCTAAATCGATAACTGCCAATTTAGAAACATTTAATTTTTTACCATTCACATCAGGTAATAAACAATGTTCTAATACTTGCCGTAATGCTCGGATTTGGACGTCATCATCATCGTCAATTGCTATTAAAAGCAATTTTTCCTCCTTTACAGTAAAAGGCCGGAATTGAATCTTTTCTCCTGTTGACGGTAATGTTAATTCATAATGCGGGAATGTTAATTTTGGTAGTTCCATAATTTTCTCTTTATGCTGGTGGTGCTACTGGTGTTATTGCTGCTCCTTCTTGCCATAATGTAGGTGCTTCTAATGTTGGTACAATAGACATTGGTGTATGGTCTCCATGATTGTCAAGATGTAAATTAATCCATTTACGATAGGTAAATGTAATTGGCAAGGTATGATATGTATTAGTTTCATCATATGCTAATCTCATTTCTCCTGTTTGTTTGGGCCAAGCTTGATATAATCTACATCCATAATTATATCGAGAAAAATTTTTATTATCATATTCATCCAATTGTTTTATATCAATTGTTGTTCCATATTCGTTTACATAATTAAAATCAGATGTATCAGGATCTTGTATCAAATAGGACCATGCATCAAAGAAATTTCTTTCGGCCATATCTCTACCAACAATAAACGTTAAAGTAATGTTGGCATAAACATCAGTAAAAGGCATATCGAAAAATGCGCCATAGGTTCTAATATCACTGGTATTAAAAGATTTCCCCGGCAATTCAGCTTTACAGCACATAAATTGTAATCTTGATGTTGAGGCCCAAGGTTCTACTCCTACAGATTTGAAATAATCAGGTACAACTCCTAAAGATTGTATATCAACTTGGTTTTCTTGTGCTATGGCATTTTTGAGCGCAAAATTTTGTTGATTATTTATACCTAAGGTATTAATAATTTGGGGCGGTGTGATTGAAACAACAAACCTATTAGGTCGAGATATTCCACCGGCATCTGTTATTGTAGATATAAAATTTCTTATAGGTTGAGATGGTTGAACAACGCTATTATTTAAATTTTGATTTAATGATGCCATCTTAATCCTTATGGGGAATACCGTTAGTATTTACTGGTTTTGTTTGTGTTGATGTTGTTTTGGTACCTTTAGGTAATCCATTATCAGGATATTTCCTTGTACCATCAATAATTTCTTCAGACTGACTCCACACAAATGTTTTACCTTTTTTAGCAAAGTTTTCAACAGGAAGAAATAATGCTGTTTCCCAATCAGGGGCTTCTATTTTTACTAATCGACTTACAATATGCTTTGGTAAATATTTATGAAGGCATGGTTTAAACGCTCTAAATCTTGCCATACCTTTTAACATTCTATATGCCAATATTAATTTTGTTTGAGGATTAGTTAATCTATTGTTTGCGAGTGTTGATAATTCGCGGAAAAGTAATAATCTTTGTCTATATCCTAAATAATGTAGATTTATTCCCATCCATGTTCCATCCTCACATGGGCCAAGAAAAAATACAAGTGGAAATTTATCATAATATGGTAAACTCTTTTTTAATTTGGGATCATAAACAAATAGATATAACATGCCGGAAAAATAATTACTTCGTAAACGTAGTTTATCTTCCAATAAATCTTCTCTTAATCTAGCTCCACGGGAATAATGCGAGTCTTCTCCATATCCAGATAATTTTCTAATCTGGGTTCTATACCAACGTATGGATTCGTCTATAGATTTAGCAACTGGTTGAGTCCTAAGTTTTTTTCTTACTTTATCTAAAATGGAATATTCAGGCACAATAAGTATTTAGTGCTTTCCATAAATATGTTGTTCGGTCATGATCTTAAATTCCCAATGTTTATCAGCACAAAATTGTTCGGCTGCGGTCCATTTGGCAATATTTACCGCATAGGTAACACACTCATTAAAATATCCTTTAGTTTTTCTCTTGGGTATTTTTGGTGGTAATGTTTGTCTTTTTGGTTTAATCTCAATCATTAGGATTTTTATATTACCAATTTTATCTTTAGCTTGAATAACAAAATCTGGAATATATGAATGAATTGTATTATCTTTAGGTGATAAGTAAGGTACCTTAATTCCTTTTGTGCCCGTTGGTGCTATCCATTTTAATACAGATGTTGCTGTATCAAAATATTTCATCATGGATCTTTCCCACAATGAAAGATATTTTATTTTATTTGGATCTCCGATATATTTTTCTGGATGTAATGGGTGGTAAGACCCCTTGTATGCCATACTAAATAGTATTTAGATCCTTATGCCAATGTTATTTCCCTCCAACGAAGATATAAATTCTCCAGAATCTACGGGTTTAATCAACCCGTTAGCACAATTGGAACAAAATGGTTATAATGTTAGTAGTTTTGTATATCCCATTGATTTAACTTCTGATCCCGGTGAAAATCATATGATTATTTTCTACATTAATGAAAGTAAGTGGACTCAATTTCACGCACCAAACCAACATCAACAACCAGTTATGGTGGCTAACCAATTAGGAATAGTACCTCCAGGTTGGGGTGTAGGAGCACAAATTAATAACCAACGTGATAATAATACCAATTTCAATTTAATACAAACTAATAGAGTACCAAATGTTATTGCTATGTATATCCCTCCTATGGTACAAACTTCTTATAAAACCGATTGGAGTGAAACGGCTTTTGGTGGTGTTGGTGGAGCAGTACAAGGTTTAATGAGCGGACAAGGTATAGGAAATGATATATTACGGGCCGCTCAATCAGTAGGAATTGGTGCAATTTCTAACGCACTTGCAGATCTTAAAGATTTTACTACCGATAAAATTGGAGAACATTCATTAGATTATGAAGCTGCGGTATCTTTTGCCGCAAGAGCCGCAAGAAATCCTCACTTAGAAGTGGTGTTTAAAGGAATTGGATTCAGACAATTTCAATTTGAATTTAAATTTACCCCAAGATCTGAACAAGAAGCCATTTGTGTTAATAATATTATCAAAGCATTTAAATTTTATTCTGCACCTGAAGTTAAACATGGACCTGAAAATGAAAGATATTACATTTATCCCGCAGAATTTGATATTGAATTTTGGAGCGCAGGACAAATAAATACCTGGATAAATAAAATATCTACTTGTGCATGCACAAATGTTACCGTTCAATATACTGGTGCTGGTATGTGGAGCGCATTTCGCCCAGGTAAAATTATTGGTGCGGGCGTGGAAACAAATTTGTCACTAACATTCCAAGAATTGGAGATTATAACCAAGGAAAGAATCCTTCAGGGGTATTAATGCCTACACAATATTTTGATAAATTTCCAAAAATAGTATATGACATTGATAATACGGGGAAAAATGTCCGTTATGTCTGTGATATAATTCACCGGGATAAATTCATTCAATCGGTTTTAAAAAATACTATCGTTTTTTATCCATATATTATAAAAGATGGAGAAACACCAGAAATCATCGCATCTAAATTATATGGATCACCACAATATCATTGGGTAGTAATGTTTGCAAATGATATTTTTAGTCTTTGGGATGATTGGCCTCTTTCATATGACCAGATGCAAGAATTCTTGACACAAAAATATGGATCGGTTCCAACTGCATCCACAACTATAGATCATTACCAGGATAAATATGGTGCAACAATTGATTATCCCTCTTATTTACGGACCTATTCTCAAGGTAGTATTATAGTTTATGCCGATCAAGCTGCCATTACGGCAAATGAAGCAAAAAAACAAATTCGTTTAGTCGATCCATTTTGTGTTCCAATAATTGATAACGAATTATCCAAATTGTTGGTGTCATAATGGATCCACATGCCACAAATTTCGACATAAAAGAAATAGTCATAGAATCCATTTCTGGTAAAGAAATCGATGTTACTCTCCTAATGGAAGAAATTAATTTCTATGAAGATATACACAATAATTGTATATCCGCGGATATATCAATAGTTGATGCATTAAACCAGATTAATAAAATTCCTCTTACTGGACACGAATATATCCGGTTATCATGGAAAACACCACACGCTAACGATTATGTTAATGTACGCCTTCGGATTTATAAAATAGATACCCGTGAATTAGTTAATGAACGATGCCAATTTTATGGTATACATTGTGTTGATCCTATCCAATTTGTAAATGCATATACAATGGTTAGTAAAGCATATAATGGGAAACTCATTTCTGATATCGCAAATGATATACAGACCAATTATCTTGGGTCATCGTTTTATCAATTAGAACCAACAAAAAATTCACAACACCTTATAGTTGGTAATTGGTATCCTTTTAAGGCTATGAATTTCTTAACCTCAAGAGCTAATAGTACTCAATATCAAGGTGCCAATTATCTTTATTTCCAAAATATAAATGGTTTTAATTTTGTATCAATGGAAAAATTATGTGATACCAAACCAAAGCAAACATATATCTTCCAATCAACAAATATCCGAAAAAATATACCTGAAGGATATAAACCACGAACACTTAAAACGGATCAAGTTGCTATTCAATCTTATAAATTTGAAAATAATTTTGATACTTTGGATAATATTACTCATGGAATGTATACTAATACTCTTTTGTGGCATGATATCCAATTAAAACAATTTGGCGAAACCACTTTTGATTATCCTAGCAGTTATTCAAAGTATATTCATATTGAACCAAATACCGTAAAAGGTGGTTCATCATATCTCTGGACACCAAAATCTGATTTTAATGCCGGAAAATTTGGTGAATATAAATTATATCCGATTGGATTACCAACACAAGAAAATTATGTAAAACAATGGTTACAACCACGCATTTCTCAATTACAACAAATCCAAAATGTTCATTTGTTTGTAACTATTCCTGGAGATAGTGAAAGACGGGCTGGAGATATTGTGAAAGTTAGTTTACCTTCTCCTGAACCACCAATTGAAGACCAAATGCCCTTGGATGAATATTTTTCGGATAATTATTTGGTAACCGCCGTTCGTCATATGATTAACAAAAAGCAATACTTAACAGTTCTCGATTTAGTCAAAGATTCTGTATTCCACGCATATTAACAAATTTTAATCTAAAAACACTTGACAACCACATTTTTTCTTGCTATAATAAGCTCTGTAGCGTATCAGGGTACCGGAGTGTAATTTAAATCCCATTGACAAGTGTATATAAAGATGTTACAATAAGATTTATGAAACATGAAAAGAAGATTAAGAAATTAAAAGATAAAGCTCAGGAACTTTCTAAAGGTGCATGTCCTGAACCAGATATTAATTATTGGTGTGGTGTTGCCCATGCACTTGGGTATATTTTAAACAAATGTAAAGATGATTTATATTTTGTTCAGATATTAAAACATGAATTAAATTTGGACCATGATAATGATAATAACGAAAAAATTAACCAATAAAGAAAAAATAAGGTTATTAATTGATGCTGGGAATCCCATGTCAAATCTTTGTTTTAATTTATCTCAAAGCAAAAGGATCCGGCCATATGTGTAAATGTAGAGGAATTTTACAAATTGCATTGGATGTGCATATGACCACAAGTGGTTCATATGAACGATCAAATATATTACAAGAAAAAGATATTGCAATATTAAAAAATAAATTGGAAAATTGGGAACCGAGTTTACTTAATTCTAGATTTTTTGATGAATGTGTACGAAATTTAATTGAATCTGTCGTTTTGGAAGCCATATATCCTTAAACATACATAATATGGTTTTTATTCAATAGAGGAGTTATGATAATGATAATTTATATCGTATATGGGGAAACTGGTGAGTATGATGATTATCGTAAGTGGGATTGTAAGGCTTTCAAAAATAAAAAGAAAGCAAAAATATTTATGAACCTATGCCAAAAATATGCTGATAAAGATTCTACAGGAACCACAACCACATATAATATTTTTAATTTGGAATTGGTTGAATAAATGTGGGATTTTATTTTAAACGATCTGAAAGTATTTGGGAAAATTATAAGATTCCATCGTAGGAAATGTGGATCTAAAAAATCCTGGTTTAGTGTATGTTGGTTTTGTAAATTTGACCGTTGGAATTAAATGGAAAAAAGATATTATGATTCTGTAACTCAACAATTGGTATCGTTACAGGATATATTGGAAAACCACGCTGTTCCTTTTGATTCGGAAGATGCTCAAATTATACAAGATTTGATTGGTAAACAGATTGAAATTCCTGTTTTTTATTCGTTTATAAGTTCCGGTTTACATAATACATTATCTCCAACTATAACATCTGCGGATTTATTGCCGATTCTAATGCCAACAAGATGGCAAAAATTTGTAAAATTCATAAAAACAACTATTTTATTTTTAAGTCCATGATAGAATACCAAATAGTATTAAATGTATATTTACCACAAAATGGTGGAAGAACAATAAAACAGGTTGTTAAATATAGTGAAAGAGAATCGGCTATTTCCGCATTTAAATATCTCAGTGAATTGGGCACTAATAAAAATACCCGGGAAATGACTGAATGGGCCCAGGAAAATTTAGCTCAGCCGGGGCAAATTGTAGGTACTGATGGTCTTTTTTGTGTAGTGCGTGTAAAGATATTACCGTAAAATTTAAAACATAAATAGTCCTTGATGCGTAATGAATCTGATTGCATGGGCCGAGACGGTTTTTATTGGTGGCATGGAGTTGTAGAAGATCGTCAAGATCCTGATAAACTTGGTAAAGTAAAAGTTCGAATTCTTGGTACCCATACAAAAGATAAATCCTATATAAAAACCGAAGACCTTCAGTGGGCATATGTAATGCAACCAATTACATCTGCCGCAATGAATGGTATAGGAATTACTCCATTGGGTGTAATTCTCGGTACATGGGTATTTGGTTTTTATCGTGATGGTGATGCTGGCCAAGAACCGTGTATTTTAGGAACTTTTGGTGGCATACCTCAAGACCCACCGGATAATACACAAGGATTTAATGATCCCCGGGATTCATCAGGAACAATAGAAACCCTTGCCACTGCACCAAGACATATTAAAACTAGAAATTATCCTTTTGATGGATCTGGAGCACAACTAACAAATGGAACTCAAGGTTCTCAATTTCCATTAATCTCTCACCTAAAAGAACCAGATACAAACCGTATTGCTCGAAATGAATTAATCAATAAAACAATTTTACAAATTATTAAAAATATAATAGACGGAAATGTACCTATTGCTTTTGGTGGAACTTGGTCAGAACCGCCATTATGGTATAATGGAATATACCCGTATATCCATGTTATTGAAAGTGAATCGGGACATATTAAAGTTGTAGATGACACTCCTAATTCTGAAGGACAATTAGATATTGACCGTACGGGAACATTTGTAGAAAATTTAACAGATGGTTCTGAAGTACATAAAATTGTAAAAAATGGATATACAATTATTATGGAAGATGACCATATTCATATTATGGGTAATGAATATGCGCGTTGTGACCATGAATATAATTTATCAGTTGGTGGTAGATGGAACGTTGAAGTAAAGGGAAATATTAATATTAAAGCTGATTCTGGTGGAGCATTTATTCAAGTATCGGGTGATGCTAATATCATTGCTGGTGGTAATGTAAATGTGGAAAGCACTAATAATATAAATGTTAAATCTGTTGGTAATCTTAATTTACAATCTGGTGGTAGTATGAATCTTAAAGCTGCTGGCATTATTGGTATTGATGGACCGCAAGTTTATATTAATTCTAAAATAGCAGGTGGTGCGGGATCCGCTATACCACCAAAACAATAAGTAAAATATGACCCAACCATTAACTCTAAATATAGTAGACCGTTTTATCCTTAAGAAATATGAAGGAGAACATTTGTTTGAAGTTCTCCTATTAGATGAAACAGGAAAAATTGTTACTAAGATTACAGATGAGGAATTATTAAAATTTTATGCCCTTAACTAATGCGGGAACTAATATTATCGCAAATGCTCTTGAAGGTGTCTCATATACAGCATTTAATGCAGCTAATGCCTATCTGGGTGTTGGTGATAATGTTACGGCATTCGTAAAGACTCAGACAGATCTCCAAGCATCCACAAATAAAATTCGTAAAGGAATGGATGCTACATTTCCTACACTAGCGGGAAACGTTATGACCTTTCAAGCAACATTTGGAACAAGCGATGCTAATTTTGATTGGAATGAATGGGGATTATTTAATGATCCGACATCAGGTATTATGTTGAACCGTAAAGCAGCATTTTTGGGTACTAAGAATAGTTCACAAACTTGGGTGCTAGTAGGAATTCTTATTGTAAATAATCCATAAAGGAATAAAATGGCAATAGAAGTACAAAATGGTTTTGATACTAACATTTATAATACACCTGATATTGAATGGGATTCTGGTTCCTCTTGGTTTCCAATTTCACCTGGTCGTTTTGGGGGCTCTGCTGCAAGAGGACATCCATTTTTAGGCGTTCTTTCTCTTCAGAAATCTTTAGGACAAGTCCGGGAACGTTATTTTGGAAATGCTTTTTATATTAATCCTAATTATGGTTATCAACCTCACCCATTATTTCAATGGCGTGACCAAGTTTACAGTACAACTCATTGTTGGGTAGGATATTCTAATATAGGACAACTATACTTTCAAGGGCCTAGTGGAGTCTTGTCAACTACTCTTCCATATTTTTTACGATTAGGTGCATGGTATTATATTGAAGGATACGCTAAAATTGGTTCTGCTGATGGTGCATTTGAAATTCGTATAGGTGGAGCAACAATTCTTTTGGGTTCGGGATGTAATACGCAATCAACTGTCAATAATTATACTGATGGATTTCAAATTAATTACAACATACCTGGTGGTTATGTTTATGCTGTAGGAGATCCTTATTATATTGATGATTTATATGTCCTGAATACTAGTGGACCTAAGAACAATACATTCCTCGGTGAACAAAAAATTATTACTTCCGATTTAAATTCAGATTACTCAATTCAATTTTCTCGTAATTCAGGTTCAAGTAATTATGGTCAATTAATAACAGATGATGGAGATACTACAACTACTAGTGGTGACACTATTGGTAATAGAGATTTATTTGGAATTACACCATTAACAGTTACACCCAATAATTATGGTGAATGGTATTGGGGCAATGATATTACTTCTACTAAAATGGTGGTTATAGCAAGAAAAGATGATGTTGGATATCGTAATATTGGATTAACTATTGATTCAAGTTCAACAATAAATGTTTTTCCTTTCAATGTTATTAATGCAGGATATATATTAAGTTATATTATTCCTTTATTAGGAACTTATGAATGTTCTTACCAAATATTCGAAAATGATCCAAATACTAATACAATATGGACAGAAATTGGGGTAAATGCTGTTAAAATTGGTTATGATTTGATAGGATAATATGAGTGCCACAATTACTGATTCCGATACATTAAATATTGTTTTGGATGATAGCGGTGCTCGGTTATACACTTCTCCACCTACAAGTGCCATAGTAACAATGGAATATCATGAGACTATGGGAAATGGTAATCCAAATGCTGTAGTAACAATGGAATATCATGAGACTATGGGAAATGGTGATCCTGGCGTCTTTATTACTTTATTGTATTGGGAAACAATGGTTAGTGTACCACATTTTCACCAAGTTGAATTTGATACACTGGATGTTAATTTTAGTTTAGAAATTACTAAGCAATATCTACATGATTCAGATACATTAAATATTTCTATTGAGGAGAATAGTCCGTCGGAATTAATTGACATCGCACCAAAAGTATTACCAATAAATCAAACTTTTGTTTTACTTTATGCTTTTGGATTTGGATTTAATAGTACAAGCCAGATAGTTTTTAATGGAGTAATATTACCAACAACTTTTGTAAATGTTGGTACAATAACTGCAAAGATACCAAATTCTTTAATTGCTCCATTAGGAAAGGTGAATGTAAATGTCATTAACAGTTAGTATAGTTCCTGCATTTTCGGCATGCCGATTAGGAGATATATCTTCAGGACATCCTCCTTGGCCACCACGTCCTAATGACCAGGGTTCACCTGATGTTTTTGTTAATAAATTTCCGTGGCATAGAACTGGTGATCATTGGGCAATACATTGTTGTCCTCCACCACCTCCACCGCCTCCACCGGCACAATGTCATGATGGTATTTTAGTTCATGGTGCTCCTGGAGTTTTTATAAATAATAAGCCAGCGGGGAGAATTGGTGATTTGATATCCTGCGGTAAACATGATGAATTTGCAGATCAAGGAAGCCCCGATACATTTTGTGGTAATTTTGTAGGTGCGGGACCACCAATTGGATTCTAAAATGACACCAGAAGAAAATATACCCATACCCGAAACCGTTCCTATTCCTGAAGTTGAAATAGAACGCCAAGATTATGCTAGTTGGGATAGAGCTCCTTTTTCTTGGGAAGAAGTATTCCGACAGTTTCACCAAATATAAATAATTTAGATGCCAGATTATATTGTACTACAACCTTCAGATTTAATAAGTGATTCTCGCGCCACTATAAATTATAATTTTTCTATTTTAGATGGTAAATTGAATCGATTTATTCTTACTGATAAAACTTTGATCGGTCCGCCGGGAATTATATTCCAAGGAACCTATGATTCTAGTATCACATATACACTCGGTGATGGTGTTCTTTTTAATGGATCAACATACGTAAGTTTAAATGTAAGTAATACAGGAAATGAACCAGATTTATACCCTTTATTATGGCAATTAACTGCTGTAGGTGGAACTATTGGTGCTACTGGCCCTGCTGGTGTTGGAAGTAGTGGTGCAATGGGTTATACTGGTGCACCAGGTACCAATGGAAATGCAGGAGGAACAGGAGCAACCGGAGCACCGTCCCTTATTTGGTTAGGAAATTGGAATTCAATTATAAATTATATTGTTGGTGATGCTGTAGAACGAAATGGTTCCGCATATATTGCAGTAATGCCAAATTCTGATTTAGATCCAGTTTATAACCCAACATTTTGGAATTTAATAGCATCTAAAGGTGATACGGGAGTAACAGGAAATATAGGAGCAAGTGGTACACCGGGAGCATCTGGTGCAACTGGTCCGGCTGGGCAAAGTTTATCATATCTCGGTATTTGGAATATATCAATAACTTATGCAATATTAAGTATGGTTAATTATTCAGGTCAAGCGTATATTTCAATTACAAGTGGAAATACAGGATTACAACCTGATTTGTATCCTGGAAATTGGGCAGTTATTACTGTTACGGTCGTTGGAGCGACAGGGTCAATTGGGCCACAAGGAGCTACGGGTGCAGGAGCCACTGGAGCAACCGGTGCGGTTGGAGCTTCTGGATCACCTGGTGGAGCAACTGGGGCTACGGGTGCAGGAGCCACTGGAGCAACCGGTGCGGTTGGAGCTTCTGGATCACCTGGTGGAGCAACTGGGGCTACGGGTGCAATTGGTGCCACTGGTTCAGGTGGAGGTGGAGCCGGTGTATCTGCTTCATCTTTAGGATGTACCTTAGATTGTGATTTATTAACGGGAAATAAAATTGGTGGTGGAACGGCTACTGATAATACCACACTTTTACAAGCGTATATTAGTACGGCATGCCAAACAACACCAGTTCATTTAATTATGGACGGACCTTCATTAATCACAGGTCTTCAAATCCCAACAAATGGATATTGTACTATTGATGGATTAGGATATGATACTGGGTTCTATTTGAAAAGTGGTTGTATACTTTCATCTGCAATTTCTACAATTCGTCCTGGTTCAAATCCTGGCGCAATTGGAGACTTTATTCAACTTAGAAATTTCTATTTGAATGGAAATTATAGTGGTAATAATGGCATTTATGGTATTTGGATTGCAAATACTAACCATGTTATAATTGAAAATTTATTAGTTACTAATTGTGGGTATTTCAATATTACAATTGAAAATGGACAAGATTTTGTATTTGATGGCATTACAATTTCGGGTTCAAATACTGTTCATCAAGATGGTATTCATATATTTGGTTTATGCTCTGATGTTCGTATTAGTAATTGTAATTTCTATGCGTTGGGTGATGATGCCATTGCAATAAATGCTCCTGAGGGTTATGGGGGCTCAATATCTCGGGTTACCATTACTAATTGTACTTTTTATAGTACCTTAACACTTGCTCGAATTTATTCAATTTATTCAACTCCTCATACTGTTGATAATGTTGTTATTTCCAACTGTACTGCCATTATCCTTGATAGTATTGGTATTGCTTCAGGTGTTGGGATCAGAATTGGAAATGGTGGAATAGGATCGGTTCAAGATTGGGTTCGTCATGTATCTATAAATAATTGTCGTATTATTGGACCAGCATTTATGGAGTTTAGTGATAATTGCGGTGATATTTCTGTTAGTGATTGTACGTGGACAGAATCGGGTTTTGGTTCTTATTATGAAAATCCAGCTTTTGTATTTGTGGCCGCAAGCCAAGTAGCTCATTTGAATCTGAATGGGTTTACTATTTACCGTGATGTAAGTGGTTCTGTTTCACATGCTCTTTTAGATGTACCTGCATCGGCAATAATAGATAGGCTTACTTTACGTGGTATTTCTATTGTGAATGCAATTGGAATTACAACCGGTGCAATTACCGATCTGATAACAATAGCAGGAATAATAAATGATTTAGAACTTGTTTCAGTTAATCCTAATCTGATTACAAATTTTTCTAATAGTTATACAGGTATCATTGCATTAGGTGGACCAGGTTGTTCGGTATTCTCATTTCCAGATTTACCGATGAAAGTTGGCACATTATATCTTTCATCAAATGCGGCCGGAGCATTAACAATATCAATGCCTTATGGGCCTGTTAGAATTGGTTCAGGTATTCTTCTTTCGGGTAATTCAGATCCTGTAAATAATCCAGAACCAGTACAACATACATCGGGAAGTGGAACATCAAGAGCATTTATAAACCCCGTTACCATAGGTAATTTACTTGTTGTAATTGCCCGTAATAATTCATCACTTGCCAATCCAACGGTTATGACAGACACCTTATCAAATAGTTGGACACAAGTTGCATATGGTCAAGGTAGTAATGGAACATTTCCAAATCAAGTTTCAATTAGTACAGCAATTGCAAATGCATCGGGATCAACTACACTTTCGGTAGCAAGTGCATTAGAAATTGCTCTTGTTGAATTTAGTAATCCATTACAAATTGTAGATGCGGCCGCTGGTACAACTCGCGGTGTTGGTGGACCACCTGCTCCAACATTATCTTTAGCACATGCATATGATTTGCTAATTACGGCTGCAACTTTTGATGGTTCAGGTATTTCGGTTAATCTTGGTGAATATCTATTAGAATCTTTAAGTGGTACCGCTTTATCTTGGAAATTTATACTTTCATCAGGATCTACCACAAGTTCACTTACTGCTGGAACTAATGCAAACCAAGGTTATGCGACTGTTGGTATTGAGTCGGGTCTTTCATCACCAGGAACAGGAAATGATGGTAATTGGTATTTGAATACAACCACTGGTGTTCTTTGGGGGCCCAAAACATATGGTGTTTGGACTGCATGGAGCGATATTAGTTTTACTTTACCTGCTTTACCCGTACTAAATAATCTTGTATTGGTTTCTGATAGTTCTGCACCAACCGGGATGGAATGGCGCGATGTTCCTACACATTCCGAACCATTAACAGATGGTGAAAGTAATATTATATTTGCAGATGGTGATATTGTTATGCTTATTGGAGTACCAAATAGTTAAAGGACAAATATGGCTGTTTTATCTACTGTTATAATTCGAGATACATTTACGAATTTATCACTTTATCCCTTTGGGATTCCGGGAAGATTATTTTTTGCATCAGATTTAGATTATGCCGCATATGATACTGGATCGGCATGGGATGCAATAACAGTAACAGGAGCTACGGGTGCTCATGGGGCAACAGGTGCAACTGGATCAATAGGAATAACTGGGGCCACTGGAGTAGGAGTAACTGGAGCTACCGGTGCTGTAGGTGCAACTGGAGCACTTGGTGCAACTGGAGCCACTGGGGCAGGATCTACTGGAGCATCTGGATCGCCTGGCGGAGCAACTGGATCCACAGGTCCTCAAGGAGCAACGGGGTCTGCTGGTGGAGGTGGAGGATTTGTTTTACTTGAACAACATACCGCCAGTAATTCAGCCACTTTAAATTTTACAACTTGTATTACATCCACATATGATGAATACCAGATAAGATTAGTGAATTTGATCCCGGCTACTGATGGTGCAAATATTATTATACGGATGAGTACTGATGGAGGATCAACTTATGATACTGCCGCAAATTACGCCTGGGGTACATGGTTGTGGGTAGCGGGGAGCGCCGACCATACCGGGAGTTCTGGAGATACTAATATATGCTTAGGTTACAATGTAACTAATGAACGCACATCAAGTATGGCAGGGACATTCACTTTAGTTGATCCATCTAATTCGGCGATTAATAAACAAGTTTACGGACAATCCAATTCT